CGTGGCCGAGAAGGTGCCACCCGATCCGCCGGCTCCACCTGCACCCGCAGAGAAGGTATCGAGGAGGGTAGCGGAACCCAGGGCCGCGTCGGCGTCGGCCGGAACCGTGCCGGAGTAGAACTTCAGGAAGCAACCGGCGAGCGCATCTTGCGGCGCGGCGGTGACGGAGAAAGCGGTTTGTGCGCCAGTGGAGATTTTCATGATGTGGGGTTCCTTAAATGGTGACGAATGACAAGCCTGCAGACACCCGCAGAATCGAGCCAATTGGCTGCGCCTGCATGGTGTCGAACTTGGTTGCGGACAACAGGAGGCCGGCAGTGGATGCCCGCGTTCCGCCGCTGGTGATGAATGCGCCATAGATGGAATCAGCACTGGCGAAGGTGAATTCAGCCTTCGTGCCGACGTTGCTCCACACCCCGCCGCTGAGCGCGTCTGGCGTAAGAGCGAGTCGAGCGTTTGCCGTGGTGGTGTAGGCGGTGGATTCGTCGCAATCGGCCAGGAACAGGGTCATGGTGTCGGCCGATGCCGGCGTTCGGTTAGCGCCGAACAGGCCGATGTACCACGTTGACAACTGCGATGCGCCGTTGAGGGCACTATTCAGCAGGTAGTCGCGACCGGCGTCAGGGATCAGGTTTCTCTGCTCCCACTCGGCCAGCAACACGCCATCAGGCGAATAGGACTCGAAGTGATAGATGAACGCTGCTTTCAGTGTGTCGCGCATGGCGGCTCCTTGATGGATTCGTAGGTGTAGAAGTCGCCCACTTGCAGGGCTTCGTGTTCGTGGCGCAACTGGCCGATGGCGGCCTCGACTTCAGTAATTGGGCGGCCTGCGTTCATGACCTGGGCGGCGATGCTGTCAGACACTTTTTTCATCGCAGCACCGTGACGTAGCGGGTTGCGCCATCAATCCTGAACACGCCGGCTGCAACTTCGCTGCCTTCGAGCGGCTTCAGGTTGTCGTAGGTCATGTTGGTAAGAGACCCGTCAAGGCCGCCCACCATGACGCCCTGCGTCGAGGTCCAGATGGCCCTACCGTCGGGCAATAGCTTTCCGGAATCGAATAGGCCTCCGGGGATACGGCCTACCTGGGCAAAGGCGCCCGGCTCGTAACCGGACAGGAAGTAGGACTTCTCCGCGGTGGCCACCCAAATTCCGCCTGTAACCGGCACGCACACGTTGATTGCTGTCGGGAACGGAATGCGGTTGTAGACCTGACGAACGTCGGTCACGGTGGCGGATGTATCTGCAACATCGGTATCGAAGGCTTCCGAGAACAGCAGCACGCTCGTCTCGGTGCCGACAACGTAGCGCCTTGCGCCATGCTGGAAGTCGAAGCGGTTGCTGGAGCCTGGCAGGTACAGCGCCTCGTGGTCGAGCGCATACCCGGCGCGTCGAGATGGATTCCCCAGGTTGTCCAAGTCCACGTTAACGGCGTCGTGCAGTGTCCCGGCAGGCAGTGCATGTGCCGCCTGGCGGTCGTTGATGCCATTGGGCCAGGGGCCGAGTTGCAGCGTCTTCATGCTTCCATGACCCATTGAACGGATGCCTGATTGCGCATCAGGTCGGCATACGGATGGCTTCCGTAGACGGTCATGGCGCCAGCTTCGATTCGATCCTCGGTGAGTACGAACCCGCGCCAATCGAGAGAAACGTCGGTATCCAGGAACCAGGCTTTTGTCCCCACGTCGGCCACATAGGAAAGCGCCATCAGCACGCGCCGGTCGGCAGACAGGAGCAGAGGCGTTAGCTTGCGAATATCGCCCGCCGGCAGCGTGAGCGCTTCCCATGCGCCGGTCAGAGGAGAACCGACTCGCGCATAGCCTAGAACGCCGCCCAGGTTCGCTGGAGGCGCGCTGATATTGCGCATCCAGTATTGATGCAGGTACAGCCCACCGTTTACCAGTGTGGTTTCGTGGATGTGACCTTGGCCAATTGATCCAAACGGATAGACTGGCAAAGTGATAGACGTGTACCCACCAGCCACTTCTGAACGAACGCAATCGCCGTTTACATCCATTGAATATAGCCTTCCGAGATCGTCCTGGAAGGTGGTTGACTGGTCAAGAATGTTCCTGAATGCAAATGGCCCATACAAAAAGATACCTGGATACCCGGCATCAACGAAGTATACCCCGATAGCGCCTGATTCAAGCAGGAGGATCGAAAGCTGCATCCTGACATACCCGCCTGGAGTGGATAGCGTCAGAAACACCCTGACATCTACATCATCCACTCGCGTTGCCGTCACGAAACTCGCGGACGTTGCTGTCGGCTCTGCCGAGATAAGCTCTGCTAGTCCTATTCTTCCATCACTAAGCCCGCTTGTCGTGACGGCGGCGAAATAGAACCCATCTGTCATGTCAAGTATCAGCAACCTCATTTGCGGCGTGCTAACCACCAATCCGTATTGAGGCAAACCGTTTGTTATTGTTCCTGTACCAATAAGTGTCACTCCTGGGGTGCCAGGAACACACAAGCGCCGCGCATAGTTATCGCCGATCACGCCACCGCCTACTGGCGTTCTGCTAAAGTTCATGTCTACGAAATCATTGGCGTATGGCGCTAATGCGATCATTGGGCGCCAATCCCAATATGCTGGATAACGTGCGGCGTCGGATGCTTGGGTCTTTTGTCCGGGAGCCCCAATCGGCTCTGACAGGTACACGTCGATACCAGTGGCGGTAGCAGATACAACGAACACCCCAGGCGGGGCTTCTATTGTTCCGCCGTCATAGTCACCGTCACGCCAAACACGCACGGAAAATCCGGCGATTTCGCTGCTTTTCCGCCCGTCACCGTCAAGCTGCGAAAGCAACTTGTTGGCGAACCACACCTTTCCGTCAGAACGGATGCCGTCTCTGCGGATCACGTCAGCACCACCGAGGGCGAGCGCGAGGCATCGGCGCCGCGGTTGTCTTGCGGGTTGCCGCATTGGGGCGAGCACCAAACCACGCCTCAAACTCTGCGAGGTGCAGCGCCGCGCGGTCACGGTCGTAAAAGTCGGTGTCAGGCACCAGATAGGCCCGGTACTTCGCCCAGGAAACAAGATGCTGGTGATGGACTGCCGCGATTTCCGGGCCATTGCTTCCGTACTCGGCGGTTCCCGTACCATTGGTTGTCAACGCCAATGCAGCGCCGCCCGATGTAGCCGCGAGCTTGTACGTGTCGGTGGTGACATCGCGGATGAAGTATTCCGTATCGACGCTGATGCCGGTCGTGCTGGCGATTGCGCCGAAAACCACGCGGTCTCCGCCCAATCTTCCGTGGGCGGCATGGGTGACGGTATCGCCAGCATCCTGGAATGTGACGCCGACGCTGCCAATCATGTCGGCCAGCGGAAGGCGGTACACGTCTACTTCAAGCGTGTAATCGGTGTCCGGTTCCGGGACAAGTTGCACACTGCCGTCGAGATGCAGGGCGGCATAAGGCTCGCGTGCTGTCTCCGCTCTCCATCCCGGAATATCTCGGTCCAGGGCAACCAATTCGCGGTAGAGCGGTATGCCGTAATTGACCGTGCCGTCGCTGGTGATGATGCGCGCCGTGTAGATTTCGTAGACCAGAGGGTCGAGCGTGTAGACAGATGCGCTCTCGTTAACCGCGATTGAGCAGAAGTCGGAGGTATTGTCGTACAGAAGGTGTTTGCGGAGTGCCGCCTCACGTTCCGCCTCGTTGAGCGCGGCCGTGACAAACGCATCATCCCAGGCGTAAGGGGAGGCTGTGTCGCCTGTGTCGGTGCGGAATTGTGCGATCAGCCCTGCCAGATTCATGTCGCGCTCGTGGATTCATGCGATGCCGTGAATCTAAGCACGCATGGCAGGGGTGTCGGCTGTTACGGCCTGGATTTCACGCAGACCATTTCCATCTTGGCCTTCAGGTCTACGGTATCGAGCTCGTTTTTGTTGATGCGACGGTCCATTTCAGAATGCGCAATCTTGCTGTCCGCATACTGCTGTAAAATGGATTCCTTGATTGAAATAACCCGCTCGTCAAGGCGAGCGATCATGATCTGTCCGGCCAAGAACGTGGTGACGATTGCGACCAAGATTTGCTTGAGCAAATCGCCCATCACGCCCTTTGTTTGATCACTCATCTTCTTCGCCCGCCCCTTCGATGTGCGCCTTGATCATTGCGCGCAGGCTACCCTCGCCCGTCTTGTGGTGGTAAGCCAGCGCCATCGTGTCGGCAAAGGCGCGCAACTGGCCCTTGTCCATGCTGTCGATGTCGCTGAATTCGTCTCCGGTCGGCTCGCTGATTGCCGCATGAGAAACCGCCTCGCCCTGGATTGCAGAAACCTCGGCTTCTTTGCCGAAATTCCCGGATGCCAGGGCGAAAGCCAGATCCTCGATGTTCTCGATTTCTCCAACAACGATGCCGTTGGTGTCGGTCATGAACGTGTAGCTTTCGCCAGAGGGACAGCCCTCAAGAAGAACTGTCCCATCCGTGCAAGCCTGGCGCTTGAATACCAGACGCATTACAGCACCGCGGCGTAGCTCAGGGTGAAGCCCATCGTGCCGGCTGCGGCAGTGGTGGGGGCCGTGGTGACGAACATGATGACGTGCCGGTCGTAGTCCACCGGAGTCACCGCCTTCATGTTCTTGCCGGTGCGCGTGATCTTCTGGTCGAACGCGGCATTTGCTGCGGTAGTCACGCCCCAGGCGCCGCCACCATCAGCGGCCAGTGTGGATTGCAGCGTGTCAACTGCGGTGGTTCCGTCGTTGGTGCCATCGGCTGCGTAACCGGCCCGGTTGGCGATGCCGAGCGTGAAAACCTGCGCGGCAGTGCTGGTGTCCAGGTCAGTGGCATCCACTTCCAGTTCGCGCGGGACGCAACGAGCCGGCAGGGTGGCAACGATAGCCCAGCTACCGGATACCAGATCGGCGGCGGCGACGGCCAGTGTGGTGCGAACGGTAACGACTTCAGCGCCCTGCGGGGTGGGTGCGCTGGTGTCCTGCCCGTACTTGCTGTGGGTTGCGGCGAAGACTGCGGCCATGTGTATTCTCCTTAAGTTGGCACGGGGTTATCCCGTGCCGTGTCGGTGGCTGTTAGCGGGAAGCGGCGGCGGTATCGACTGCGAAAACGCCGAAGTCCTGCTGTCCTGCCTCGGTCGTGAAGGTGGACTTCTTGACGCCCAGGATGGCGGAAGACGTGATGACCACCTTGTCGCCGTTGTCGCGGGTTTCTTCGTGCCAGTCGAACCGCATACCAGTACCGGGCGAGCCGAAGGCGACGACGCCGGCCTGGGCACCCAGGAACAGGGCGCGGGCGCCTGCCACGTTGGAGCCGGAACCCCAGGTGGAGAAGCGCACAACGTTCTTGTGGGACTGGAGAATCACGTTGCGGTGCATCCCCAGGCTGTCCTTGAACAGATGGGAGTTGTCGCCCGTGGCGCCGGCCGCGGCTTTCTGGAGGTCAAGCCAGTCGCCGGTAGCGGTACTGGCGCGCAAGTCGTCTTCCTGCCACTTGTGCATGACCATGACATGCACTTCTTTGCCGTCCACCTTGCAGGGCAGCATGTACGGGATGCCGCTGGTGCCGCCGCCCTGCACGTCTGCCTTGATCTTGGCGCGACCGATGGCCGCCAGGGTCATCTTGTGGGACGTGGTGATCGTGGCGTCGGAGGTGGCCAGGGAGCCGGCATTGTCACCGTAGACGACGTGGTTGCTGTCCGGGGTCTTGAGGCTGTTGCCGGCGAAGCTGCTGAAATCGGACTTCAGCAGGTAGTCGTTGACGCCGCGGGCACCGGACAGGTACACGAACAGGAGCTCGTCGTAGAAGCGCGCCCACCAGCTCGATTGCTGCATCAGCATCTTTTCGCGGAGGTTGTGGAGCGTGCGCTTGCGGGTCATCCGGCCGCCGATGTTGCCGCCGACACGGGCCTGGTCGATGTAGATGGTGTCGGTGTAGAAGCGTTGCCGTTCTTCCTTGCCTTCCAGGGTGTCCTCGCCCTCGACCGGCGCCATCGTCAGCTCGGCCAGCAGGTCGTAGGTGATTTGTTCGCCCGCATCCGATTCGAGATCGGAGAAGACCTGGATCGGGGTTTCGGCGGTTGCGCCGCGACCCATCAGGCGCGAGTTGAAGAACGACTTGACGCCGGTTTCAACGGTCAACTTCCCGGAATACCGCTTTACTGCCTTCGCGTCGTTGACGCCGATGATGGTGCGTGCCATTTGAAACTCCTTGGTAGATGTTCATCACCAGGAGCACTCATGCGCACCCGTAATTTTCTTGCGTGCCAATTACGGCACGCATGGCAGGGGTTTATCAACCCATAGCCGATTTCTTTACTTCGATTTTCATTCCGCGCGGCGCATCAACCTGAACGCGCGCAGCGCGGCCCTTTTTGTGTTCCAGTCGCACAACGAGGTCGCCAGCCTGCACTTGATCCCCCACATGGAGGTCAACGTGCAGAGTGGATCGCTCTTTAGTTTCCGGTGTATCGCGCATACGCTTTCGGGTCTTTGCGCTTCATCGCAGCAAGCGCATCTTCGTAAGCCTGGCCGGACAGGTTGTCGAGGTTGTCGAATTCACCGCCAACATCACCCGGCCCCGTTCCGCCGTCAACATGCGCCAGGCTTTGCGGAAGATTCCTGATTGCCGGCGCGCGATCAGGCTTTTCGTTCTTTGCCGGATACCGAGGCCGGTCCGCAACGATTCCGTGAAGTGCAATGACACGCTTGTGGCCTTCGGTCAGGAACCATTCAAAGCTCTTGTCGTGATTGGCCGGGTCGTTTGCCAGGCGAGACACAAACAGGTTGAGATCGCCCTGCTTGGCTTCATCGTCCGAATAGTCGATCACCGATTTCACGGCGCCGGAAAACCTGCGTTGAGCGGATTCCCACTGCTGCTCCATAGTCTGCTGCCCCATCTCTGCGGCAATGTCGGCCTTGAGTTTGATTGCCGACAGTTCTTCTTGCCGTCCTCGGAGTTCGGCGCCTTTTCCCAGGTATTCATCGAAGTCGATTTCTCCCTCGCGGAACTGACGCTGTAACTCGGATTCGCTCTCGCGCAAATCCTTGACTCGCTGGTCGTAGTCGTCGGGAAGGCTGGCCTTGTAGACCACCACGTCAGGCTCGGGCGTTGTTTCATCCACTTCGG